CCAACAATTGACGGAGAGCAACGGTTGCAGTTCTGCTCAATCCGCCAATCATATGGATCAATCCAAATCCGTAGAATCCTAGTCCTGGCAGAAATTTAAAGTGGACAAAATATGGTATTCTAGCTTTTCTTGGATCGTCAGGATTAAAGTTCCTTCTAATAGAAAGAACTTTTCGCGAACCTTCATCTACAGTTACAATGTATGGGAGCTTGATCCCTGTAAACTCTCCGTTCGCGTCCTTATCTTCGAAACCTTCTAAATCTAAATTAACATGGCATTCTAACAAAGTGTAAACTGTTTCTGGTCTGCCTGTTTTTTTAGTACCTTCTAATTCTCTCTCTTTTGATTCAACTTCATTCTTAACTATAGATGGCGAATTTAATTCTACATCAGAATAAAAACCACCCACTTGTTGTTTTCTTAAATCGTTTTCTGACATTTTTAAAACATGCATAATTGCTTCTGCATCTTCTAACGATGTAGCAGAATAAGGCACAACTAAATCATCTGCGGGCACAAATTTAGAAACAGCTCTACCTAATAAATCATCGTAGTAAACTTTTTTAAATGTAGATCCTGCAAGAGGTAAATGAAATAACATTTGATCAAACTCTGGTTCGTACTCTGACATCTTCTCCATAAGTTCGTAGTTCATGTATTCTTTTACACGAGTTGCTTGTGCTTCTTTTTGTGGATCGCTGTTACCAACGATCTGAGTTCTGATTGGTCCTTCTGCCGGTAATAATTCTTTGTAAGCTCCAGCTTGGAATTGTGTTACTGCTTCTGCTAGTACAGGGTGCGTGGCCCCTGAAGCACCTTGGAAAGGCTCTGTTCTGTTTTCGTATTTAAATCCTAAAAGATCTAAACCATCTGTGTAAGATTTTTCCCAATCTTTTCTAGATGCTTTGTAATCTGTATAGTTTTGAAATAATTCTAAACCAATTGGTTCTAAAATATCATCAGGTAATAATTCTGCTAAATTATCAAAGTGCGTTGGTTGCCCTTCAATGTTTACTTTGCTTGGATCAAAATTTAATTCTACTCCACCATCATCAGTTGGATTAATTTCAACTGGTGGTTTGTTTGCTTCTTCTGCTTTTTCTATTTCAACTTGTTGATCAGGTCCTTCTATTTTTACAGAAGTCCCTAACTCTGAAAGAGTCTTGTCAATATCTGCCATTATCTACGCTCCTTGATTGGTCTAACATTTTTTGCCACATAAGGCAACCCGTGTGGTGTAGGCCCTGATTTAGGTGGGGGTCCAGAACTAGCACCTGCTATAATACCACCCTCAGCTTTTTTTGGTTTAATAGGGTCTATTCCCATTTTTAATAATTCTTCCTTTGAATAAGTTTTACCTTCTTTAGCCAATAATTCTAATATTTCATCAATAGAATCTAAACCACCCTCCACGTCTCCTTCAGTCCCATCATAGTCTGGTCTCAAAGTATTTTCTTCATATATGTCTGGAACTTTTTGTGGTTTACCATCTTTACCTATTATAGTCTCAGGTGGATCATAAATTATTTCCTCTTTTTTAATTATACCATCCACAATTTCATATTCACCATCACCAATGTAATACTTAGCACCCCCCTCAGTGTCTTTTCTAATAGATATCTTACCTGTAGGCACATCTTCGTACAGTGTATATCCGTTATAATCATAAACTTTTTGTCTCTCAATGGTTGCAGCTTTGTCTGAAATATCATCTCCTTTACTCTTAATTAAATTTACAAAATCAAAGAAGTATTTTGGTGTGCCACCTTTTGTTACAATCTCTGGTGCAGCTTTTGCAATTTTAGTTGTTTTAATTAAATTATCTAATCCTAAAAATTTAAGAAGAGCTATTGCTCCACCTGCTCCTGTAGCTAAAAGTATGTCTCTTCGTGTTTGATCTACATTTTCTCCAGCCAATCTTCTTTCTATTTCTTTGTTTACTTTGTCCGCAGAGGCAGTTGTTCCCACTATATTTCTAATTTCTTTTCCAATTTTAGGAAATGCTTTTATTAAGAAATAAGGTGTTGCTGGTCCAGGAACTTCTGCTCCAAGTTCTAATATGCCTCCTGTAGTTCTTTGTGGTCCCGTTCTTTTTGTTCTTGATTCCTCTAACATATTTGTAAAACCAATTTTTTCTTTTATAGCTTTTGTAAGTTTTGGATCAATAGTTTCCCCAAATCTTTTTAATTTATCGCCTCTGCCTGTAGCAAGATCACTAACTAATCCTGTTACTGCAAACGGAAATCTAAATGCAAGTTCTGGTATGTTAGCCGCTCCTGATGCAATCTCTTGTGCATAGTATGGGTATGCGCTTGGATCTGTGAACATAGTATTAAATGTCTGCATTAAAGTTCTATCTCCTTCATCACCGTAAATCTGTTCTTTAAGGGTCTGCTTGTTTTCTTCTTCTAAATTTTTTATAAGATCTGTATTATCTAAAGCAGCTACAATTTGATCAAATATCGGGTCAGGAGAACCATCTTGAAAACCAACACGGCCACCCTCTGCCATATTATCTTTATTAAATCTTTCAAACAATCTACGCAGTATGCTTGAGTCTGGTTCAGGTGCTTTGTCAGCAGTTGTTATTGTGCCAAGTCCAAACTTGTCGTTAATCATGTTTTCTATTTCTGCAACTTCATTAAACTCTTCATCCTCTACGAAACCTTTTAGACCAGCAGCTCCGGTAACATCCTTATAATAATTCTTTATCTGACTAGATATATTTTTTTCGTACTTTGATAACTCTTCATTAGATAAATCTTTTGTTTTGTTTGCTTTAGAATTAATGTTGCTAATTTTACCAAAACGTAGTCGATTAGGAACATCAGACATGTCTACATCTATAGATGTTAGTTCTACTGTATCACCTGGTTTAAGATTTAAAATAACTTTACCAATAGTTTTGTCTTGATCTTTAAGATATGGTTCATGGATAAGTCTTTTAGCTTTTTTATTTCCTACAGTATAAACCTCGTTTAAAAATTTTTTTACATTGTCTTGTTTAAATTTTTGTACATCTGCAGACTCTTCATTAATTTCTTTAATTGTTTTAAATAATTCTTTGTCTACAGTTTTACCCTCGTTGGCTTCTAAGAAATCGTTAATAGTTTTCATTAACGTTGTATCTTTTCCCTGTATATTTCCTAATTCATAATTTATTTTTGCGTCTTGAAAAACCAAAGTATTTAGACCATATAACTTATCCATGTTCTCTGGTATTCTAGCTATAGGTAATTCATAACCTTTTTCTGACATAAAGGCCACAGGAACTTGGTGACCAATGTTGTAGTTTATAGATTGATTTAATAAGTTTCTAATTTCATCAGATTCTAATTCTTTAAAAAATTTTTGTTTTTGAAAACTAATTGTTTGTGTAATACTATCTTTTGTTGTGCCATAAAGACCGTCATCAAAATTAGCTAAGGCAACTTTTCTTAATTGAGATGCGTCTGATTTAATTCTATCTCTGTCTGGTTTATTTTTTGAATATGCTTCTATGTTTTTAACAACATCTTCTAAATTATATAATGGAGATCTTGCATACGTTCCTGGTTTAGATCTTACAGGTTTGTTTGAATAGGGAGTTCCTGTTCCAACTTTGTATGGTTTAACAAATCTATTTAATCTAGAAAAAGCACTAGGGTCGTTTGCTATACCCAATATCTCTGCTATCTGAGTTTGAGTGTAAAAACCTTTTTTATCAAATTGTTTTAATTTTTTAATTCTCTCTTGTAAATAGTTTGGATTTTTTTGAATATAATCTGTTAACTCACTATCAAATTTAAAAGGTTGATCATCAACTTCTATAATAGGCGCTCTTTTTCCAGGACCATAACCAAATGAAATTTTAAATCCACGGTCAGAGGCTCTCTGTTGTAATTTTTCATTTAACTCTTTTACAAATGGAAAATCTTTTGCTGCGTTTATTGAATTACCACTATGAAATTTTAAAGTATATTCTTTAAACAATTTGTATAAATTAGGATTGTTAAATTCTCTATCTCTATACATTTCAGCTATCTTCATAGCTGCTTTCTTTTGGTCGTCTAACAACTCTGTAAAATCTTTTGGTAAGGGTTCTTTTTGTTGTTTTGTTGAAATATTTTTTACTTTTGGTTTCTTTTGTTTTAATGCCTCACCAAATATAAAATCAGCAAAAAAATCTATTGGTAGTCTTGGTGGTAGTTGAGGTGGTTCTGGTTCTTTATCCGATGGTTTTATTTTTTTACCTTTACCTTTATCTAATTGATTTTTCATGAATAAAGCCCCACCTAAAGGCACAACCATACCTAGCGGTGGTTGAATTCTTAATTCATCGCTTTCACCCGTAAATTTGTACTTCATGTTTGGAGACATAAAAGATGCAGAGCCCGTTCCTTCCGAAAGATTAACACGTCCACCCAACTCAAATCTATCTCGTAGCGTAGGTTCTAAAGGTTCAAAACTATTTGTTGCTGGATTATATAAGTACTTCAACGATGCCTCCTCTTGCAAAATCAGTTTTACCATTTTTTTTAGGGAAAGGTATAATCTCACCTGATAATTGTTCATCAAAAAATTCTTCTGGCATTAATTTTGCTTCTTCTATAATTTTATTTATCTCGTCAAGTCTCGCAGATTTTTCTTGAAACTCTCTGTAAGGTAACGTGCTAGAACCATCTTCATCAACTAAAGATAATTGTGATTGAAGTTCGTTTCCTTCTTCTGCTAATTTATTAAGATCTTCGTTAGTGTACTGAGTTAAATCTATTTTAGATTTAGGTGTAATTTCATTTTTAATTTTAACTAGACTAGCTCTTTTTGAGTTTTGATCTTTAATACCTTCTGGTCCTTTATAAAAATTATTCTTGCCTTCTTCAATACTTTTAATAACATTATCTATATCTGCAATCTGTTGGTCTATCTCACCCGGTAAACTGTAGTGTTCATATGTGTTGCCTGGTGCATTTTTATTTAAAGGCACAAGTCCTAATTTTCTAAATTCAAATCTACCTGGGTATCTAGAGCCACTCATAAAATCAGATGTAGAGTCAATATAATTTTCTAACACGTTAAACTTATCATCACCATAGTGATGCCTAAATACTTTAATAGGATCGATGAAAGGATGGTTACCTTCTTTCATAGCATTATAGATAGCTGGTCTAACTGATATTGTTCCCGCTTCAATCTCATCTCTTAAAAACTGTCTTGTTAAAGCTCTAAAAATAGCTTCGTTAGGACCGTAACCTTTACCTTGATATAAATTTTTTACTCTAGCGTCATTATCTATTTTATCTTTTTTTGCTTTAGCACCTGATTGAATGTCTTCAATCTCTTTACTTAATTCTTGTATTTTTCTTATTGATTCTTCCATAGATGTTAAGATGCTATCATCTTGTGATGATGTAAAGTTTTTATAAATTTTTTCTGGCTCTTTACCCGCATCTATTAAATCATCACTCAACTGATTTACTTTATCATCTAGTTGCTTATATATTTTTAAATTGTAAATAATATTGTCTAAATCTTTTTTACTAATGGCCATGTTGTTTTCTTTAGCACGATTCATTTGTTGAACCATGCCTCGTTTAATAGCTTCTTTCTCACCTCTAAAGGTACTATATAAACTTTCTGTTGTGCCATCTAAACCTTGCAAAACAAATTTAGATTTCATTGGGTTTGATATTTTACTAGTAATAAAATTAAGTTCGCCTCTTTCTTTTTTGGTTGCTAATTTTTTTGGAATAGACTTTCTCTTTACAGGTTTGTTTAATCTACGTAGTTCAGTTAAATAAGAATACGCTTCGCTGTACAATTCAGAATACTTCTTAACATCCATGTCAGTAATAGATCCACCTTCTTTAATAAAACCTCTCTTCTCAGCTAGCGCTAAAGCTAGAACGTCTGCATTATATTTTGTATCACCCTGTGCATAACCTGGCGACACGTTATCACTAACTTCAATAACATCGTCTGCTGCTTTAGGTGTTTGGAATACTTCAGGGCTTTTAGTTTCAGGTATTTTAATTTTGTCTTTAGGTGCTTTAATACCTGTAATAGACTCAGCTAATTCTTTTGCTAGTTTCTCTGGTAGTCCGCTTTCTACAAAATATACAAAAGCTTCCAAAAAATTTTTCATTAATAATACGTCCTCTTACGCTTAGGTTTAGTTTCATCTATGTAATCTTCAGGGTGTCCGATTAGTCCACCTTGTCTGAATCGCATGATGGCTTGTGTTGTTGAGTCTACCAAGTCGTCATGGTCGCCGTTTGGAAACGCAGCACATTCTTCGATGACTTCGTCAGCGAACTTTTGCTCTGGCGCCCATATCATGCCAGACTCAAATAGTGGTGCAACCGCATTTACTCTAGAATGTTTATCATTTCCTTTGCTGGGTGTAAAGTTGATTACGGGTATATCCATCTGCCTTAATTCATAGGTTAGAGGTAATCCTGATGCTTTAGCTTCTATAATGACTGATTCGGGTTGCCAATACTTATACTGCTGTAACGCTAATCTTCTAAGTTCTGGAAACTCATATCTGCCTTTGACGGCATCTAATAATATTAAATTAGCGGGTTGATCTTCTGTTGGAAAAAAAATACCCCACGTTGTAATAGCTGAATAGTCTGATGTTTCTTTCTTCATAAAAGCTGTATCATAAGATTGTATAACGTGTTGAAGAGGCGGTATGGTTTCTTTGTTATAAACCTGCCACCACTCTCGCTTGATAATAGCTCCTTCTTCTGATGTAGGTTGTTGCATCCACTGTGCGTTCCATTTACCAACGGGTAGTGTTGCTTTAACTTTCTCTAACTCGTCCTTGCTCCAATACTCTGGCCACACTGGTCCGTGGTCCATGAGTGCCGGAAATTCGACCACGTGCCACTGATCAGACTTTGCTTCTTTCTGATTAGCAATTAACTTTGCTGTTAAATCTTTTGTTGACCAACGTGTCATAACCAAGACAATCTTACCGCCTGGTTGTAAACGCTGACGTGGTCCTGATGTATACCACTCGTAAGCTCGTTCTAATGCGTCAGGGCTAAGTGCATCTTGCTCTGAGTGCGGGTCATCAATGATCAATAGATCCGCGCCCCGTCCTGTAATAGCTCCACCTACACCAGCAGCAAAGTACTCACCACCTTGTGCCGTCTCCCAACGACCTGCAGCTTTAGAATCTTCTTGTAGTGTCGTCTTAAAAATTTTTTGATAATCTTCACTATCGATAAGATGCTTGGCCTTACGACCAAATCTTACGGCTAGTTCTGAATTGTGCGTGGTTTGTATAATCTTGAGTTTCGGCTCACGGCCCACCATCCACGATGGCAAAAGATAAGATGCGAACTCAGACTTCGTGTGCCT